TGCCGCTGCTGGTGCAGACGATGCCCTCAAGCTGGTGGCATTGGAAGCAGTGCTTACTAAATCCCGCAAGAAAGCGACGGCATAGATGAGCGACAAAACCGAACTTCGCGGCCTTTGCCCGACTGAGCTTGCCCAGGCGCTTGACGCCATCGCNATGAGCGAAGGCATGGACCGTAACACCTACGTTGTNAAGGTGTTGGATGCAGAGGTGAGAAAAGTAGCACATAAGCAGATGATGCTCGCCCGCACGCTCAAGGGCAATCCTTATATCGCGGAATGCGAACGGAGCGACGTATGAGCGGTGGCGCACAGATCAATGCGAAATCCATCAGCGCACAAATGGCTGCTGGCAACAACAGCAAATTACAGCGCATGCGTGCTTTGCTCAAAGACCACGCGCCAAAAACAAATCACCACTTTTGCCCACCGCTTCGCACGACTGCGGACAACGACAAAAGCTGGTCAATCGCTAAGGCTGCGATATGAATTCCACAAAGCAAAACCCCGCACCAGCGCGAACTGGAACGGGGCTTCTATCACAACCAAAGAAAGGGTTTAGTTATGAGTGCCGATAGTTTATACGATGCGTTTATCAAACGCAAAGCATCAGAGGATGTTGAATCTGGCTTTGAGCCGTCAGACCTTGGATCGCACTTATTCGACTTTCAGTCAGCGATTGTTGAATGGGCTTGCAAGCGTGGCCGCGCTGCAATTTTTGCCGATACCGGCTTAGGCAAGACCGCCATGCAGACCGAGTGGGCGCGACAAGTAGCCGAGCATACCGGAGGCATGGTGCTGATTGCTGCACCCTTGTGTGTGGCACAACAAACCGTCGAGGAAGCCGCGAAGTTTGGCATTCATATTCAATATGCACGCCACCAAGCAGACGTTCATCAAAACACGCGCATCGTCATCACCAACTACGAAATGATCGAACAGTTTGACCCGGCCGATTTTGTCGGGATCGTGCTGGATGAATCATCCATCCTGAAAAGCCACACCAGCAAGACCCGCGCACTCATTATCGAGATGTTTCAAAAGACGCCGTACCGGCTGTCTTGCACTGCGACGCCATCACCAAACGACCACATGGAACTTGGCAACCAGGCTGAGTTTTTGGGTGTGATGACGGCGGTTGAAATGCTGGCGATGTTCTTTGTTCACGATGGCGGCGACACTAGCCAATGGCGCTTAAAAGGCCACGGAAAGACGCGGTTTTGGGAGTGGATGGCCACATGGTCAATTTGCATCCGTAATCCCGCTGATCTTGGCTTTGATGGCGCACGATACATCCTGCCAGGCCTCAAGATGCATGAGCATGTTGTCGAATCGACCGAGGCTCTTGAAGGCCAGTTGTTCGCAGGTATTGCGCAAACCCTGACAGAACGCCGGGATGCCAAGCGTAAGAGCATGTCTGAACGCATCAAGATCACCGCTGATCTGGTGAACTCGCACAACCGGCCTGCAATCGTCTGGTGCCATTTGAATGACGAATCAAAAGCTCTGACAGCAGCTATCCCTGACGCGATTGAAGTTACCGGATCAATGACAGCCGATGAAAAAGAAACCGCAATCATGGCTTTCACGCACAGCTCGCGCCGGGTGCTGGTTTCCAAGGCTTCGATATGTGGCTTTGGGATGAATTGGCAGCACTGTCACGACATGGTGTTTGCTGGTTTGGATGATTCTTACGAGTCCTTCTATCAAGCCATTCGGCGCTGTCACCGATTCGGTCAGGCTCACGTTGTTGATGTTCATTTGGTATCGGCTGAATCAGAGGGGGCGGTCAAAGCAAATTTGGAGCGCAAGCAAGGCCAAGCTGATGACATGGCGCAAAGCATGGTTGATCACATGCGCGAACTCACCAAACAAAAAATCAAAGGGGCCGCAATGGAAAAGAGCGAATACAAACGCGAAGTATCAACGGGTGAAGGGTGGACGGTTCACCTTGGGGACTGTGTTGAAGTGGCGCGGGAAATGCCGGATAACTCAATTGATTACAGCGTGTTCTCGCCTCCGTTTGCTTCGTTGTACACCTACAGCAACAGCGACCGAGACATGGGAAACTGCAAGACAACCAATGAGTTTTACGAGCACTTCCGGTTTCTTGTCAAAGAGCTTTACCGAGTCATTAAGCCGGGACGGTTGTTGTCGTTTCATTGCATGGATTTGCAGACCTCTAAATTCCGTGATGGTGTGATTGGCCTGCATGATTTCACTGGCGAACTGACGCGCATGTTCACTGAAGAAGGCTGGATTTATCACTCCAAGGTGACTATCTGGAAAGACCCGGTAACTGCCATGCAAAGAACCAAGGCGCTCGGGCTGCTGCACAAAACGATTCGTAAAGATAGCTCCATGAGCCGCCAGGGTATCGCTGACTACCTTGTGACCATGCGTAAACCAGGAGACAACGCAGAGCCGATTAGCCACACGCATGAGACATTCCCGGTAGGCAAGTGGCAGAACTACGCATCACCTGTCTGGATGGACATCAATCCATCACGCACGCTGCAATTCAAGACTGCCAGAGAGTCTGATGACGAACGTCATATCTGCCCACTGCAACTTGACGTAATCGAACGGGCTATGGATCTTTGGAGCAATCCGGGCGACTTGGTGTTTTCACCGTTTACCGGGATTGGATCAGAGGGCTACGTTTCTATCGAAATGGGCCGTAGGTTTGTTGGCTCTGAACTCAAGCGCAGCTATTGGGAGTTGGCGAGTAGAAACCTTCGTGATGCACGCGAAACACAAGCATCCGGCCTGTTCGCAATGGAAGAACTGGAAGCAGCATGAACTACTACAAACGTCACATTGGGGACTATTCAGCCGCCACCAGGCATCTGAGCATTCTTGAGCATGGCGTTTACATGCTCCTGCTTGACCTGTATTACACCAGCGAAGCCCCATTAAACCCGCGACACAAAAGTAAGTGTGTAGAAAAGTTGGCGCACGCGCAAAAGGATGAATGCGCAGTCGGTGGTTTGTTGTGTTTAAAATGTAACTTTTTCACACTTCACGGTATGACGGGCTGGCATCAGTCACGATGCGAGGCTGAAATTGACATTTTCAGAGTGAAACTGGAAACCAATAGGGTTACTGGGAGGCGCGGAGGAAGGCCAAACAAAGAAACCCAAACGGTTAATTCTGAAAACCCAGAAATAACCCAGTCGGTTTCTGTAAACACAAAACATGAAACCCTAACCACTAACCATAAACCACTAACCACTAACCATAAGAATACAAATACACCGCCCGAGGGCGTATCGGAGTCGGTTTGGGCTGATTTTTGCCAGCACCGGAAAGACAAACGAAGCCGGATCACCGATACCGCCATTGACGGCATACGCCGCGAAGCGGAACGGGCAGGGTGGGGGCTTGAGGCCGCTTTGCGGGAATGCTGTTCGCGGGGATGGACTGGGTTTAAGGCTGATTGGGTGATGGAAAAACCGAAGTCTGCCGAAACATTCGCAGAGCGTGACGCCAGAAACGGGCGTAAGCGATGGGAGGAAATGACCGGACAGGCTCATCCAGACAACTTGTCAAAAATCTTTGCCAGTTCGATTAATGCGGACAGTTTATTGTTGGAGGTGTCGCCATGATGAAGGCCATTGACCGCCTGTTTCACCGCCTGGGTGCGACCTACGGCGCTGATTGGGACCGTGCATTAGGGCAAGTGCCTATTGCCGATGCAAAGACAGTTTGGGCGCATGAGTTGGCTCCATTCAAGCACTCGCTGAGCCGCATTGCGTGGGCCTTGGAAAACCTGCCGGATCGCTGCCCGAATGTGATCGTTTTTAAATCGTTGTGCAAACAAGCACCCGCACCAGAAACCATCGCACTACCTGAACCGGTAGCAGATCCAAAACGAGTCGCTGATGAATTGGCAAAACTTGGGCAGATTCGTATGGTTGATAAACCCTCCTACAGCATGAAGGAATGGGCCTACAGGCTCCAAGCAAAGGACAAGGCAGGGGATAGGCTCAACGCGAATCAAAAACGCTGCTACAGGGCCGCGCTTGGAATTGAAGCTAGTGCGCAATGACCCGCCAAGACGTAATCAACCTGATCAACAAAATGCGCGAACTAAACCAACTCGACCAAGCCCGCGAAACGTATGCGCTGGCACACAAACATTTTCCAGAGTGGCAATTGAATCTGGTGGTGTGGGAGGTAAAGCAATGACACCCGAAACCGAAGCCATCAAACGCCGCGCCATGACTGACGCACGCGCTTTGCAATGCGGCTACCCAAAACGCGCCGTACCTTACACCGGGGACGATTTGAAGCTGTACGAGCAGTTTTACACACAGGCGCAAGCTGCTTATGGGGTGAAGAAATGAGATTTGCCGCAAAGGTCGATTTGAACCAAGGCGAAATTGTGGACGCATTGCGCAAGGTGGGTGTATCAGTGCAAAGCATGGCGGCTATCGGCAAAGGATGCCCCGACTTACTAGCCGCAAAGGATGGCAAGGTCTGGACCATTGAGGTCAAAGGGCCAAAGGGAAAATTAACGCCGGATCAAGTGGAGTGGATTGGCAAATGGAATGGCACTGTCCACATTATTCGCACCGTAGACGAAGCGCTACAACTGGTTGGGGTGCTATGAACAAAGCCGACCGCCTACACATGGACAACGTAGCCGCGCTGGGCTGCTGCTTGTGCCACCACATTCACGGCCCGCACGAACCTGGCCCCGTGGAACTCCATCATTTGCGCTCAGGCGGGTGGGGCAAGGGCGACAGCTCGACAGTCATGGGGCTATGTGTCGAGCACCACCGGGGAACGCGCGGGGTGCATGGGCTTGGAACCAAGGAATTCGCCCGATTTTACGGGGTCAGCCAGCATGATTTATTGCAATGGGTGAAGGAACAGTTGTCATGAGCAAACGCACATTCATCCTGCGTAACGAAGACATACGCCGCCGCGCTCAGGAGGCTATCTGGGATGCACCAGTTGGCTACGCAGTGAAGCTATCTGAGCCTGGCAGGTCGCTAGATCAAAACGCCGCGCAATGGCCCTACCTTGAAGGCTTCTCCAAACAAAAACAACTCTGTATCAATGGCGCAATGGAGTGGGCAACGCCTGATGACTGGAAGGATGTGTTGACCGGATGCTGGAATGGAGAAATGCGCATGGCGGCATTCGATGGCCGCGTGATCATGATGCCACAGCGCACAAGCAAGATGGGCAAGAAGGTTTTTGGCGAGTGGATGGAGTACCTGGTTGCAATGGCCGCACAGAGTGAAGTTGAGCCTGTTTACAAATCACCAACAAGGGAGGATGCATGAGTTACGGCTGTTTTGATCGCGCACCACTGAAAACAAAGGTCATGGTCCAAGACGGATGGAACTACACAGGCGACACCCGCGCACCACGGATGGTGATCATTCCCGACCCGATGACCAAGCATTGCAATTACGCGCGTGATGACCGCTACGACGATCCGCAGTGCCTGGGCTGCATTCACAAGGAAAAATCATGAGTACAGGAGTAAATAGCATGACGATGTTAATCAAAGATGCAGAAAAACATAGCCTAAGCCCCGAGCAACTAAAAGCTCTTTCGATCTGCGCGGAATCAATGAAAGTTTCCGTATCAGAGGTACAGCGCAAACTAAATATTAGTTACACCCGAGCGCAAGAGGTTTGCCAAGGGCTTGTTGACACTGGACTGTTTGATGAAATTCCAATAGCACCTTCACTAACGAAAGATAGAAGACGACCAGAATTAACGGACGCTGACATTATTTCAATTGCCTGCGACTGCAACGCACTTCCAGAAGTAATAACCGATGCAAATCTGATTATTTTTGCTATAGCGATTGCAACAAAAACAAGGGCAATTAAATGAAAGAACTATCACTTCGCCCATACAACGGAAGGCTTTTCATAGCCAAGTCAAAAAAAGATTATGAAGATGGCCATGCCAAGCTGTTTAAAAAGCCTGACGTTTTGTCTTGCGCTCAAGCTGGACGGATGACTGGTGGCGAAGGAAAGGACGGCATGTGGACTTACTTGATATGGGCAAATGATGCGCCAGCCCTATCCCATGAAATCGCCCACGTTGTTTTTCATGTGTTTGAGCGATGCGGAATTGATCCTGTGTCTGGTAATGGTGAGCCGTTTTGCTACATGCTGTCGCAACTCATGACGGATGCACCAAAAGGCAAATCATGACATTGGAATCATGGCAATGGGCTAACCCTGAATTTGTACTGCAACGCAAGCAGGAGCAGCAAGAAGCACGACACCGCCATTGCGGCGAGTGCATTCACCACAAAGAACTCAAGCTGGTACAGGTCGAGCACACATGCGACATGGGGCGGCACTACGGCTATCGCTGCGATTATTTTCAAACAAAGGGGGATAAATGACCGACTTCTCACACATTCCAGCACGGCATGAAGCCATTGACGCACGACTTCAAGAGTGGAGCCGCTGGGTAAAAGTAACCCCCCGCATGATGCCCCAGCAGCCCATGTTCAGATTCGCCAAGAGCAACGCACGGCAATGGGAGATCGACCCGCCAATTCATATCGAGATCAACACGATAGCCGCGCATGAGGTGGAGAAGGCTGTATCAGCTTTACCGGACAAGCACCGTACGGCGGTGAGGTGGTCGTATGTGTGGCCGCATGTGCCGGTTCACGTTGTCAGGCGTGAGCTTGGACTGACGAAGGATGCACTGTGCCAGATGATTGAAGACAGTCGGGATATGTTGCGGAATGTTTTGAAAGCGTAATAGGATCAATAAATGCGTAAATATATTATTCTCAATGCCTTTTTACTTACCATGCACCTATCCTCAGACCTTTTGGCGCTTGCCTTTGGCATCAAAGCACCAGAGCCGTGGTTAATTGCAATTAGTGCCGCCGAATCTGTTTGCATGTTGGTTTATGGGGCTTGTGTTTTAGCAGATGACGTAGCGAAAAACGGGTAAATAACTGTACAGATATCCATCACTGTGTTAAAATGCAGTTGTCGAGCGTTGCACCGCAAGATAAAATTTAAATGGCCTTGGCCTTTGCTTTTACCCAGAGATGGGACGCGGTGCAACGCGGAGAGCTTAGACCAAGGTCTTTTGCTTTTCAGTGTACTGATGGCCAGTTGACAAAGCAGCGCACCATGACACGGTGGCCGTCAAGACAAGTGTTGCCGTACATGACCCCGACGGCGCGAACTTCCCGCAGGTATCGTGTAAAACCAGCAATGCAAAACGACAGTTAATAGCGTGTGGCCCACGAAACGGGCGCTGGACAATATGAATGCGGGCACTTTGTGGCAGTAGGCTCTGACTAGATCAGTAAGCTGGCTGAAGATCGTCCCTAGTCGGATGCTTTCGGGGTCAACCTATGACTAAAAATAAAGATTGACTTGCAAGGCAAATAAGCGCATAATGCCGTCCAAGCGAATACGCCTATTTTAGCTCTGCTTGCGCAGGGTTAGGCGACACCAGATACAGCCGCAAGGCAACAGAGCGCGGGTTTCGGTTGGGCGCCCCAAGCCTCGCAAGAGGGATTACACGCAGCGAGAGCATTGACCGTGTAGAACCGATGACAGTCGGAAAGACGACACCAAACGCATGATGATTTGACCGTATAGGACGGCTCAGTAGGATGGCGGTGCAAGTCCGTAGAGTCATCAGCCGTTTGGTGAATGCGTAGGCTGATACGCGACAACTGTAGACGCTAAGTATTGCGGCAGCTATGAGAGTAAGACCACGATAAGCCGGAGATCAGCACCGGCCGCTATTAATTTAACCCGCATGTTTCGGCATGGCGGGCTTTTTTTCGTCTGGAGCTTCCATGCAGCCAATCGAAACCATAGAGGAATTTGAAGAACTGCGCCGGGTGGACTTGTCAGGGCATGAGCCTATCGTGCTAGAAACTGACGACGACATCGACGAGATGGAAGCATTCGACAGAGATCATTAAGGCACTCCACGCCTCAAGTAAGCAAGCCACGTCGGGGCTGTATGGAAGAAAACCGATCCGCTAATGACAAGACGGCGGCCAGAGCCTTCATGGGCAATGGATAAATCCGGGAACTGCCAATTGACACCCGCAAGGGTTAAGCGACTCACCCACGTAATGGGTCCGGAATAAATAAAGCACATGACCTGCCCTTGAGTTTCGTCACTCAAGCAAGCGCGACCACTGCCTAGTGACAGCCTGTAATGGCTGACCATACCTAAGTCACAGGCAGAGGTCTTGTCACTGCATGACTAAAAACATAGTTTTAAACTATTGCGCTCGGGTTCCCGATAGTCTTGTCAACGAAGCAATGGTTTGCCACTGGAAACAGTGGATTTTTACTCCTTGATCGCACTCGCGGTCTTTGCCACCTCGCAGAAATGCCGGGTGGCTTTTTTTTACCAGTCCACCCCGAAAGGCGGCGACATAGCATGGCACGTCCTTCTAAATTCAAAGACACATTCATTGCACAGGCAGAAAAGCTATGCAAGTTGGGGGCAACCGACATAGAGGTTGCTGACTTCTTTGAAGTCGATGTGCGGACAATCTATAGGTGGAAAGCTGACCACGATGGGTTTTGTCAGGCCTTAAAGGCTGGCAAATCCGAATCTGATGACCGGGTGGAGCGCAGCCTGTTTGCTCGCGCCACTGGTTACGAGCATGAAGAGGTTGACATTCGCGTTGTTGGTGGGGCGATTGTTCAAACGCCGATACGCAAGTATTACCCGCCAGATACAACGGCTGGCATCTTCTGGCTGAAGAACCGCAGACCTGATGACTGGCGAGACAAGCAGGAAGTGGAACACGGCGGCGGCGTGGTTGTGCTGCAATTGAGCAGTGCAGATGCCGCCCTTTAAGCTAACAGCGGTACAGCTTGCGGCGAATGAGCTGCTTGCACTGGATGCAACCCATGTCATGCTGTTTGGCGGTAGCCGCAGCGGTAAGACGTTTCTTCTAGTCAGAGCGGTATGCACCAGGGCAGTGAAAGCCCCAACGAGCCGCCATGCGATTCTGCGGTTCCGGTTCAATGCGGTAAAGAACTCTATTGTTCTTGACACCTTTCCGAAGGTGATGGCGCTGTGTTTCCCCGGCATAAAGTACACAGTCAATAAGTCTGATTGGTTCGCAACGTTAGATAACGGGTCTGAAATCTGGTTTGCCGGGTTGGATGACAAGGAGCGCACCGAGAAGATTTTGGGGATGGAGTTTGCAACCATCTACTTGAATGAGTGCAGCCAAATACCGTATGCGTCGGTAGAGACTGCAATCACTCGGCTGGCACAGAAGGCCGAACAGTTGGCGATTGGGCCTTTACCGCCATGCCAATTGAAGCCGAGAGTCTATTACGACTGCAACCCGCCAAGTAAGGCACACTGGACATTCAAACTATTCAAGGAAAAGCGGCATCCTGATACCAAGGAACCGCTGAAGCAGCCGGAAAACTACACCTCTATGAGGCTGAACCCGATAGACAACAAGGAAAACCTTGCTGACGGGTATCTGGACACGCTCAACGCAATGAGCGCAAAAGCAAGAAAGCGGTTTTTGGATGGTGAGTTTGCAGACGCAACACCAAACCAGTTATTCCCAGAAGAACATATAGACCGATGGCGCGTGACTGATGGCGTTTTGCCTGACATGGTGCGTGTTGTGGTGGCGGTTGACCCCTCTGGTGCTGATGACGAAGAAAACGCGCATAACGATGCTATTGGCATTGTGGTGGCTGGCCTGGGGGTAGATGGCAACGCATATATCGGCCCTGACCTAACAGTAAAGGCTGGCCCTGCCACTTGGGGCAAAGTTACTACGGATGCTTACGAGCGGCACGAAGCTGATGCGGTTATTGGTGAAACGAACTTCGGCGGCGCGATGGTGGCATATGTCATTAAGACGTGCAGGCCGCGCACAAACTTCGTGAAGGTTACAGCCAGTCGCGGCAAGGTTGTTAGAGCCGAGCCATTTTCGGCACTGTACGAGCATGGCAAGGTAAGGCATGTTGGCTACCTGACTGGTCTAGAAGACGAGCTGGCCGCATTTTCAACATACGGATACACAGGCGCAAACAGCCCGAACAGGGCAGATGCTGCTATTTGGGCGCTTGCTGCACTATTCCCCGGACTAATTAGCGATAGGAAAAAGACATGGACAGAACCATTGAAGGTGCCGACGCGGTACATCGTGTGAAGCGCGGCAGGCCAGCGAAAGTCGAGCATGTGATGGAAGTATTCCCCGCAATCGTTGACAACGCCGCAGCCCAAGCCTACGCCATTCGCATCTGGGAAGGTCAATCCGTGGACGTGCCCATTCCTGAACGTGTTGAGCGTGTGGTGAACGGCTTGCGCGGACAAAAGCTGTCAATTGACGTTAATTTACCGCATCCTGACGCTGCCCGTTTTTTGGCTAAACATCAATGAAACTCACTGACGAAGAACTGCTAGCCATCATCGAGACGCACCGGGCTGACTCGCTTGGCGTGGAAGATGGCGAACTGAGCAATGAGCGTGCTTTGGCATTGGATCGCTATCACGGGCGTCCGTATGGCAACGAGATGGAAGGGCGTTCGCAGATCGTCAGCCGCGACTTGTCCGAAGCTGTTGATTGGGCTATGCCTGCCATCATGCGTATCTTCACGCAAGGCGGCACAGTGGCCGAGTTCGACCCAATCAGTCAAGAGGACGAGCCGCAAGCAGAGATTGAGACGGATTACGTCAATCAAGTCATCATGCGTGATAACGCAGGCTGGATCGTGCTGCATGACGCCATCAAAGACACGTTGTTGCTGAAAAACGGCTATGTAAAACACTGGTGGGAGACGACCGAGAAGATCGAAGAACCGAAGTACCGTGGACTTACGATTGACGAGCTTCAACGCATGCTGCAAGAGCTTGAACAGGACGGCGCAGAAGTTGAAATAAAGGGCCAAAACACACGCGAAATCATGACGCCACAAGGCCCGATGGGTGTGTTTGACATTGACCTGAAGATCAAGCGGGAAATGGGCAAAGTTCGCATTGAGGCCGTGCCGTGTGAAGAAGTCCGTGTTAGTCGCAAGTGTCGCGGCAGCACGCAAGAAAGCCCATTTGTCGAGCATGTGACCAAGAAAACCCGCTCCGACCTGATCGAGATGGGCATGGACCATGAGTTTGTGGATCAGTTACCAGCTTACAGCGAATCAACCCGCTATGGCACGCAAGCATTGAGCCGCGACAGTGTGAGCGACGAGAGCACGACGAGCTACGGCAGTTCTGTCAACGACCGCTCGATGGACGAGATCGAATATTGCGAGGCTTACATTCGCGTTGACTGTGATGGCGACGGCGTGGCCGAGTTGCGCCGTGTGGTGTCGGTGGGTAATCAGATTCCCGACGGCGACGAGTGGAACGAACCTATCCCCGAATGCGCCATTACCGGCTTTGTCGCCAAGCGTGTACCGCACCGTCATGTCGGCGAGTCGATCTATGATGATCTGGGCGACCTGCAAGAGATCAAGACCGTGTTGCAGCGGCAGTTGCTGGACAACATCTACCTGATCAACAACTCGCAGACCGCGATTAACGAGCGCTGCAATGTCGGTGACTTCATGGTCTCGTTACCGGGTGGATTGAAGCGCATCGAAGGCATGGAGCCTGTAGGAGACGCCTTTCACAGCATTGTTACACCTAGCATCATTGGCGACATCATGCCAGCGATCAGTTATGTCGATCAGGTCAAAGAGTCACGCACTGGCATCACGAAAGCAAGCAGCGGACTCGACCCTGAAACCCTGAGTGATGTGACAAAAGGCGCGTACATGGAAAACATGGCGCGTGCGAGTCAGAAAATCGAGATGATGACCCGCCTGATTGCTGAAACAGGCGTGAAGGAACTGGTGTTGCGCGTGCATTCCCTGCTGACACGCTACCAGGACAAACAAAGAATCATCCGCATGAAGGGCAAGTACGTGCCCGTCAACCCGCAAGGCTGGCGCGAACGTACGGACGTAACTGTGAAGGTTGGACTTGGCACTGGCAACGAGGAAGACAAGCAGCGCAAACTGATGCTGGTGGCACAGCTTCAGCGCGACATGCTGGCACCGCTCGGACTGGTGGACGCAAAGCAAGGCTTTGCCCTGTTCAGCGACATCAGCAAGACGCTTGGTTTTGACATGCCCGACAAGTTCGCTTTGTCGCCTGATTCGCCTGAGTTCCAGCAAAAGATGAAGAACCCGCCTGCCAATCCGCAGGTGCAGCTGGAACAGATGAAATTAGCCGCTGACGCTCAAAAGACACAAGCACAGGCACAGACCGAAGCGCAAAGGATTCAAGCGCAGATGCAGCAGACCATACAAATCGAGAGCTTGAAAGCGCAGGCACAACTGCAAGCCACACAAGCGACCCTCGAACTGCAAGCCAGCAACGACCAGCGCGACAGTGAACGCGAAGCCATGAAGGCGCAGTACGAAGCACAGGCCGCAGAACGTGAACTGCAATTCCGTGAACGCCTCGAGGCCGCAAAACTGCAAAGCGCCCGCGAGTTGAAAGAGCTTGACATCGCCGCACGCACGCATCCAGATTGCTCAGATCAGCGCACAGCAAGCGTTTGGACTCGCTGACATGGCAGCACAACAAGCAGCATCAACTGAGCTTGCAGGCGGTTTAACCGAGACTGACGAATGACACCAGAAGACCGCACCATCCGCGCCACAGACGCCAAACACCTACTGGAAAACCCGCTGTTCGTTGAAGCTTGGGACGCGGTTGAACGTCATTTGCACATGTCCGCAATGAGTTGTGAGCCTGACAACGCCTCCAAAGCGCAACGGATCGTGATTAGCCAGCAACTGTTAGCCGCAGTAAAGCGCGAAGTGACGCGCATTGTGCAAGACGGCATGGTGGCCGAGGTGCAAATACGCGAGTTGGAAACAAAGCGCAGCTTGATGCAGCGCGTTTTAAAACGCTGACCATTAGCCCATTGGTCAACCAAGCCACCCTAACCCGGTGGCTTTTTTTATGGGCGAAACCTAGAGAAAACACATGGATCAAGACTCTACCCTCCCAGAGGGCGAATCTCCCCTTGAACGGCTTGAGGCGATGTTGTCTGCTGACGACGCCCCCAATGAGCCAACACCTCCCACGGAGGATAAAGAAGCAGACGCACCTGCGGAAGAACCTGAAAAGTCTGACGTTGACGAAAAGGAAAGCGAAACACCAACAGAATACCAACTGGCCGACGTTGCCAAGCTGCTCGGCGCGGATGAAAGTTCGCTCGATGTAGATGAAGACGGCTCGATTCTGGTGAAGACCAAGATCGACGGCATTGAAGGTAAGGTGAAATTCGCGGACCTGCTCAAAGACCACCAACTCAAAGGTTATGCCGAGAAACAGGTGCGAGAGGCCGCTGAGGTACGCAAGCAGGCGCAGGAGTACGCGCAATCCGTACAGCAGCAAAGCCAGTTACAGCAAGCTGTCTTAGGGCAAATGGCTGAAGCCAAAGCCATCGAGGCCCAATTGGCGCAGTACCAGGGTATCAACTGGCAAGCGCTGATCGACAGCGACCCCGTTCAGGCGATGAAGCTCGAACACCAGATGCGCGACTTGCAGGGCAAGCATTCGCAAAAGGTGAGCGAGATCAATCAAGCCACGCACCAGATCAAACAGACGCAATCGCAGCAGTCCGAAGCCTCGCTCCAAGCCGAGCGACAAGCCTTGATTGCAGCCCTGCCTGAATGGTCGAGTGATGCGACGGCCACCAAGGAAAAGCAGCAAATTGCCGCTGACTTGATGGCGCGGGGTTACACGCAACGCGAGATCCAAGGGCTGACCGACCACAAGGCGGTTCTCCTTGCACGCGATGCGATGTTGTACCGGCAGCAAAAGGCAGCAAGTTCGGTGGCTGAAAAGCAAGTCCGACTGGCACCAAAGATCATCAAGCCGGGTAGCACCGCTGTGAAAAACGGCAACGCTATTCAAAAGATTCACGCTGAGGTCAAGCGCACAGGGTCACGACAAAGCGTCGTTGATTACCTGCTGGCCTCCGGCAAAGTTTAATTCATAGGAGCCTAACATGGCACTTCCCGCAGATACCCTCTCGTCCTTCGCCGCCATCGGCAACCGCGAAGATTTGTCCAGCATTGTCTATGACATCAGCCCGTCTGAGACACCGTTCCTCTCGGCTATCCCGAAGACGAAAGCCACCGGCACCAAGCACGAATGGCAAACCACGGCGCTGACCGCTGCCAGTGGCGTTAACAAGGTGTTGGAAGGCGACGACGCCACCACCGACGCTGCCACGCTCAACACCCGCGTGTACAACTACCGCCAGATTTCCGACAAGGTGGCTCGCGTTACCGGCACACAGGAAGCGGTGGACAACGCAGGCAAAAAAGCCAAGATGGCCGCGCAAATGGAAGCGCGCATGAAAGAGCTGAAGACCGACGTGGAAACCCGCTTGCTGGGTAACTACGCCTCGGCAGTCGGTAATACAACCACAGCCCCGGAATGCGCCGGTTTGCAGGCTTGGGTGAAGACCAACATCGACAAGGCCGCTGACGCGACCGCATCGGCTGGTAACGGAACCGACATTCACACTGACGGCACGGCACGCGCCCTGCAAGAGTCGCAAGTGGAAGCTGTGCTGGCTTTGGCTTGGGCCAACGGTGGCAACCCGACCTTGGGCATTCTGAACGCTTTCCAAAAGCGCAAGTTCGCTTCGTTCTCGGGTTCGTCTACTAAGACCAGCGACGGCGACAAAAAGAAGGTGGTCAATTCGGTTGATATTTACATCGACCCGCTGGGCAACGAGGTGCGTCTGGTGCCTTGCCGTCAAGCGCCGACCGACGTCATCTATTTCGTTGACCCCGAAATGGTGAAGTTTGCCGTGTTGCGTGACTTCCGCTCGAGCGATTTGGCCAAGACCGGCGACAGCGAGCGTAAGCAGATTCTCGTTGAGTACACGCTGGAAGTGTGCAACGAAAAAGCGCATGGCGCGGTCTATGACCTGGCAACTGCCTAACCAATTACTAGCCCTTCGGGGCTGGTTTAACACTTAGGAAAAATCATGCCAAGTTTCAAAACATTGCAGCCCAACACGGGCAGCATTCACATCATTGACGGCGACCCGCTCGACAAAGCAGGCGCGGCAGTTGCACCCGCCACGGGTTCTATTGTTACCAAGCAAGTGCAGTTCGGCCCACTGTGCCAGACCACCCTGACCTTGAACAACGTGCCCCAAGCCGTTGTTAACGGCACCGAGTACCAAGGCACCAAAATTTACGATTTCCCGCAAGGGCGAATCCTGATTCTGGGTGTGACGGCCACGTTGCAGCAAAAGACCACCAGCGCCATTGCCTCGACCCTGAACAGCGCCACGGGTGCCATCAGCTTGGGTACGGCCACGGCATCTAGTGTCACGCTGAACAGCACCATGGCCGATTTGCTGCCGTCTACCGCTTTCACCAGCTCGACGGTCATCAATGTGGCAGGTACGGCAGTTAGTGCTGCTTTGGCGGCATCTGCGCAGTTTGACGGCACCACGACTGCCAAGGATGTGTACCTGAACACTGCCTATGCAACCACGACCGATGTGGACGCGGACGCTACGCAGACCATCAGCGGCACGGTGGTTATCAGCTGGTGTTTTTTGGGCGACTACTGAGCTAGTTAATCGCTAACCATAAGGGGCTTCGGCCCCTATTTTTTTGGGGACTCCATGAGTAAAGAACACCAGCCAATTTTTGCCAGTGCAGCACGCACGGCCACATCCTCCGCAACCATTGCGTGCGAATCTGGCGAGGGCTTGTTTTTCATCGACTGCACCGACCTGACCGCGACAGGCTCAGTGACTTTCACCATTTACGGCGTGAGTCCATCGGGCGCGGTTTACACCATCCTTGCTTCTGCCGCCATTGTGGCTACCGGATTGACCGTGTTGCGCGTGTCGCCGCAATTGACAGCAGCGGCCAACACCATCGCCAAGGACTTGCTGCCTGCGGCACTGAAGATCACCGCAGCCCATGCCAACGGTGTAGCAGTGACCTATTCCATGTCGTTTGTGGGTGTGGAAAGCTGATAGATGAATGATCTTGTTGAAACCTCGCACTACGACGTAGACAGTGACACGCTGATTGTCAAGACCAGCTACGACAACCGGCAGGTGCTGGCGAACAACCTGGCCGAGCGCAACGCACAGCCGGAAACCGGGCGCTACAAGGGCAATCTGGTGAAGGTTGGCACGATCCATCTGGGCGATGTGCAGCGCCTGAAAAACCTTGGCTACAACATTCTTTCGCCCGACCCCGACGAGGTGAAACGGGCGCTGTTGTACATCCAAGCAGAAGAAAAGCATTTGATGACGATGCCGGGAAACCCAATTGGCAAGAAAAAGCACGCTTGGGCCTGACCTGATTCACACAACAACACACCAAGGCAGCGCATGCAAAAATATTTCAACACCGTCACGAACCGCGTCGGCACCGCACAGCCATCGGCTTTTGTCACTGTCAAAACACTGGCAGGCACCACGCCCACGCTTTATTCTGACAACGGCAGCACACCCATGGCCTCCAACGTCATTCCGACCGATGACAACGGCTATTTTGAGTTCTACGCGGCTGACGGTCGTTACACGCTGACCATCACAGGCAGCAACTTCAACACGATCACCATCAGTGATATTTTGCTGGAAGACGCCGCCGACGGCTCCACGCCGCTGACCGAAGAAACCAATGCACGCATTGCCGCTGATGCCGCAGCCGCAGCCGCTTTGGCCGCATCTACAGGCGCTGCCTTGGTTGGTTTTGCCCCGAGCGGGACTCTTGCCGCTGCAACTGTTCAGGCCGCCTTGGATGAACTTGGATCAGAAAAAGTAGCGACAAGCGACTTGAGCGCCTCCACGGGTGCAGCCATGGTTGGCAATACGCCTGCCGGTGACATTGCAGCTACCACGGTTCAAGCGGCTATTGATGAACTTGATACCGAGAAGGTTTCACTAGCAGCCCTCGCCGCATCCTCTGGCGCAAGTCTGATGGGCTATCTGCCAGCGGGGGCGGGAGCAGTTGCTACGACTGTGCAGAGTAAGCTGCGGGAGAGTGTGAGTGTGCTGGATTTTGGGGCTGTTGGAGATGGCGTGACGGATGATACCGCTGCGATTCAGCTTGCACTAAATACGGGGAAAGATGTTAATCTGTGTGGTTTGACGCTAAAACTAACCATCGGGGTTCAGGTAGTAACTGAAGGGCAGGTTATTTACAATGGAAGAATTGTATCGGATGCATCCTTTTCTTCACCAGGGACAACAAATTTTCAATTCAAAATAACAGCAGAAAGAGTTTGTTTCAAAGATGTATATTTTGATGCAAACGGATTAGCTGGAGGCTCTCAGAATTTCAGCGCATTTATTGAAAACGGAGTGAGCGATTGTAAAGGCGCACTACTTTTTGTAGGTGGGCACAAGTCGTCAGTAGAGCGTTGTTACTTTACCCGCGCCCACGTTGATGGAGGCGCGATAAACTTTAATGGTGTTGACAGTAACCTATATGTCACTGTAAGTAACTGTGTTTTTGAATATAACTATGGTGGTGCTGCCTTCACACAATCCGCTGGCATGCAAATAGTAAATTGCATTATCAGAAAAAACAACAATGCAGGAATCGCTTACAACACAGGAGGAGGCAAACATGGATCGGTAACAGGTTGTTATATCGAAGATTGCCAGTATGGAGGGATTGCGATTGAATCAAATGCACATCATATCTCAATCACTGGAAACACTTTTTATCAGACGCTATTCGGGCAGGCTGACTGCTCAATCCTAATTTCTAGCTTTGTCGCTGGAGATGCGACTTGTTATAGTATTTCAATCGCTGGAAATACGTTTGCTATATATAAAGCCAGCGGTACTGGTGACAGTGTAGCCTCAAGCATAATTATTCAAGGTGGCACTGCTATTAACATCAGCGGTAATACATTTTATAGCACTGGATCGGCACATAATAAATTCGTATTTCTTAATCCGCTATACGGGGATTTAAATAATCTCAACATTTCAAACAATACGATTAATGGGGGGAGAATTGGAACCCTTTACACAAATTACGCCATTGCAAATATAGATAAGGTGGTATTTGCAAATAACGTATATGACGGAGGGATTGAATTTTTCTATGCATTGGGCCTACCCGCACTCCCTGCACAGTCTACAGGTATTGTGTTTGATTCAAATACGATGCCAAACACCACAGGAGTCTTTTTTGATGGGGCTTCAGCGGGTAATGTGAAGTGGACAATTCGTAAAAACTTTACCCCTGCATGGTTTTCGTTTGGCGGGAGTGGTCTTGGCGCTCTAACAAACACTTACAGCATTAGGTATTCTGATGTCGATGGAGTATGGGTAAGCAATGCCGTACCTACTAAGCTAACATGGAAAGTTGGAGACAGAGTAAAAACGATTTTGCCTAGCGTGGGGCAGCCGAAAGGGTGGATTTGCACGGTTGCGGGTACTCCAGGAACCTGGGTTAGTGAAGGCAACCTGTGAAATACCCCCTAGTCTTCTACGTTGACACCCTGCCCAAGACCTTCGGCGGGATGGCGAACGGCCCGGTGGTTCGCATCCTTGAGCGCCTGCGCGGTGACGAGGGCATTCGCCAGCACGAACTGGTGCATGTTCGGCAGTGGCTCTGGACGCTGGGGATGTTGCCCATCCTGTACTTTCTTCTACCAAAGTTCAAACTGTGGTGTGAGGTGCAGGCTTATAGGAAGCAAATGAAGTATTACGCCGATGATCGTAGTTGGCGTTTTGCTGAAAGCATTGCGACCAAGTACGGTTTGGACATCACGCAAGAGCAAGCAGCAACGCTGCTTCGCGCCTAAGCAAGCCCGCCACTGAGCGGGCTTTTTCTTAGCCGGTGTCCGTGTCCTAAGCGCGTCCCACCACCATGCAGTAACGCAACTAACCCGCTAATTTAGGATCATCATGACCATTGTTGTCGAGCAATTAAGCGATTCCTACGCATTGCTTAAAGCCTCCATTGCCAGCTACCTGCACCGAACCGACCTGACAGACTTGATTCCTGATTTCATTGCCGACGCTGAAAACCGCATCTACAACGATATTCGCGTGCGGGCAATGGAAGCAGCCTATTCGGGGACGACGGCCAGCACAACGCTGCCTAGCGGCTTTCTTGAGTGGATATTTCTCTATGTGGACGACTCAAGCGAACAAAAGCTGACACGCCGCGATGCCGAGTGGATTTACACCCGCTACCCTGACCGCTCAGGTGGTGGCATGCCTGTGTTTTTTGCGCGTGAAGGCGATGCGCTGATCTTCGGCCCCAATCCGGACGCGACTTACTCGTTGGCAGGGCGCTATTACAAGAAGCTCGACGCGCTCAGTGACTCCAACACAACCAATTGGCTAATTACCGACGCATTGCCGCTGATCCGTTATGCCGCTCTGGCCGAAGCCGCTACCTACCTTGAGGATGCCGCCAAGGTCAATCTATGGGAAGGCAAGTATCAGGACGCCAAGCAGCGCATCGAGCGCACCGAGCGCCGCGAAAGCCGCACCGGCTCCGTGCTTGTGACCATGCCGGGTTAATCGATGGACAAGATTTTAGGATTCTCGCCGGACGCTGAGGCCACCACGGCAGGCATCATGACGGCATGCACCAACATGGTCCCCTATGACAACGGCATGATGTCCGCGCCGACCGGCCTTAGTGCCACTGGCGTCCCCGTGCTGGGTGCAGCCTGTACTGGGGCGGTCGTAGCGACCAAGCTGGACGACACGCGCCGGGTGTTTGCAGGCACCACAACCAAGCTGTATGAATTGCTTCTTGGTTCGTGGTCTGACGCCTCGCGTGTGGGCGACTACACCGGGGGTGTGGATGCACGCTGGTCATTCGCCCAATTCGGTGATGCCACTTTAGCAAGTAACGGTGTGGAAGCCATTCAACGCAGTTTGTCCACGGGCGACTTTGCCGACATTGCAGGCGCACCCAAGGCCAAGATCATTTTTTCTGTGGGCGCGTTTGTCATGGCGCTCAACACCAATGACGGCGCGGTCAAGACCGACGGTTGGCACTGCTGCGCCAGTTTTGATGATTCCGATTGGACGCCCGACATTGCCACATTAGCCACCTCGGGGCGGCTGGTGTCGTCTGCCGGGGCCATCACTGCCGGGGCGCGTCTAGGCGAATACGCCATTGCCTACAAAGAGAAGGCGATTTACGTCGGCCAATTTGTTGGTGCGCCTGCGGTGTGGGACTGGCTGCAAGTGCCGGGCGGTGAAGCGGGCTGTGTGGGGCAAGACGCCTTGACCGACATTGGCGGTGCGCACTTTGTGGTGGGAAAAGACAACATCTGGATTTTCGACGGCTCGCGCCCGGTTCCAATTGCCGATGGGCAGGTAAGGCAGTGGTTTTTTGACAATGCCGCACCGTCCTACCTGTACAAAACCAAGTGCAGTTTTTAACCGTCAGACGAATCTGGTGTGGGTGTTTTACTGTTCTCTCAATTCCACGACCCCCGACACGGCGCTGGTGTACCACGTCAAGACAAAACAATGGGGCAAGGTTTCGTTACCAGTCGAGGCCGTGGTGGACTACATCGAAAGCGGCGGAACCATTGACGGCATGGCAGCGGTGATTCCGACCATTGACGGCTGGAGCGTGGTGTCATTTGACTCGCCATACTGGACGAGCGGCGCCCGCACCTTGGCGTACTTTGACACCAGCCACCAGCTTAAATCCTTGGTGGGTGCGAGTGTGGACAGCAGCTTTTCTACCGGGCACGCGGGGTACGACGACACAGTAACGCTGTTGTCAAAAATCAGGCTGCGCTTTGCCCCAGGCTACAAGCCCACGACGGCAGTGGTGACGACCTACAGCACCATGACCGAAGGTGATGCCATGACCGAGCGGGCGACCGGATCGCTCAACGACGGCAAATTTGACGTATTGCAAGCCGCACGCTTTCACCGGGCCGATTTCTCGTTTACCGGGGATGTGCGTGTCGTCGGCATTTCCGCCAGCCTGAAGCATCAGGGCAATAACTGATGAAGCTCAATTCAACGCCACGGGCCAATGTTGATGCCGAGACGGCACGCTGGTATCGGGACATTGCACGACAGGTGAATGGCTTGTCCGAAGGGGCCATTGCCGCCAGCTACAACGCCCGCACGGCAGCGCCTACATCAGGCACTTACCAACAGGGCGACCGCATCCGAAACAGCGCACCGACCGAGCTGGGCACGGCGCTGAGTAAGTACGTCATTACGGGGTTTATCTGCGTGGCAGCAGGCACACCAGGCACATGGGTCGAAACCCGTTCACTCACAGGCAACTAATGCAACTTATCCCAGTTCCCTCCACCCATGTTGATCAAGCTTGGCGCGATGGTGCGTCTCGTCTGTCTTTGGCGTGCGACACCTCAGGCGGCGAAATTACCGGAGATCAGCTCAAGATGATTTTGAGCCGTGGCGAGAGAACTTTGTTAATGATGCAGGTTGATGGATTGGCGGTTGGGTGGGGTGTAGTGCGAATTGACCAACTGCCCAATATGCGCGTTTTGTTTATCACTGATTTGGTAGCGCCTAACGCTGGGTTTGAACGCTTTTTCATCGCTATCAAAGACATGGCAAAGGGTTTGGGTTGCTCACGCATACGGTGTGCAGCCAAGGAAGCGCAAGAGAGGTTGTATCGCATCAAGTGTGGGTTCACGCCCGTTTATCAAATTTTAGAGGTCGAAGTATGAACATTTCACGGCAACATCTTTACGCAATGGGCGAGCCTTTGGGCGACGGGGTAACGCGCTACAAAGTGGGCGGTCGTATCTATGGCAGTGGCGGCGGTGGCGGCGGCACATCAACAACGCAAAACACAGTGGATGAGCGTTTTAGCCCGCTCATTGATTACGCAACACAAGCAGCCGCTGGTGTGCAGCAAGCGGGCTTTAACCCTTACTCAGGGCAGCGTTATGAGGGCACCAATGCCACGCAGCAAGCGGGCCTGAACATGACGACAAACCGGGCGCTCAATGGCGACCCAACAGTAAAGGCTGGCGCCAATTTCTTGCAAGGATCATTGCAGTCTGGCCCAACAAGCGCGACCGTCAACCCATACGCACAGCAAGGCAATCCGTATTTGGACGCAATGGTTAATAAAGCGCAAAGCAGCGTTTTGTCTAACGCGCAAGGCGCTGCGGTTCGCTCTGGATCGTTTGGAAACTCTGGCATTGCAGATGCCGCAGCCAAGCAAATGGGCGACGTTGCAACGTCGATGTACGGCAATGCATACGGCCAACAAGCGCAACTTGCCGAATCTGGCGCAGGGCGTAACGACGCCATGTATCAGAACTGGATGGGGAACAATTTGCAAGCTGCAAACCTTGGGCAGCAATACGGCAACCAAGCCTACCAGGACGCTGGGCAACTGATGAATGCAGGCCAGTTCACGCAAGATGCTAACCAGCGCAACAAAGACTTTGAGTTCAGCCAATTCCAAGACCAGCAAAACACACCCTATAAGCAAATGGCAGCTTACGGCGGTTTGCTTGGCGCATCTGGCAGCACAGGATCGTCAACAACAACACAAAGCGGGGGTGGCAAATGAAGTTTGCTGACTTGGTTAAATTGGGCTTGCTGGCTGGCGGCGTAGCGGCAACGGGTGGTTTGGCGGCTGCGCCTTTGGCGGCTGGCGCTGCGGGCGCTGGTGCGGCGGGTACTGGTCTGCTGGGTGCTGGCGCAGCAACAGGCGCAGCAAGTACCGCAGGGGCGGGCGGCTTGCTGGGAAGCGTTGGGACGGGCTTGGGTGAACTGGGCGCGGCTGGCGCTTACGGGACAAGTCTCGGATCGCAACAAACCGCCATGCTTGCGGCACAAGAGGCTGGCATGGGTACAACCGGATCAAATCTGTTTGCGGGGCTGAAGTCGGCGGGTGAATACATCAAACCCGCAAGTCAAGCACTCGGCGCTGCGTCTCAAGTGCAATCCATGATTCCCCAAGAGCAACCCATTCAGGGATCGGCACCGCCACCCATGCAGACGGGCGGCTTGTCAGAGTTGTACCAATCTTTGCAAAACCAAGACGGACAACGCATGGAGGCAGATTTGCAGGCGCGCATGCGTCAGCAAGAATTGTTGAAAAGATTCGGAGGCGGCTATGGGATTGCTTGACGGGCTGGGGGACTTCATAAAAACACCTGAAGGGCAAGGCTTGCTAGCGGCCACCTTTGGCGGTCTGGCAGGTGCTCGACGCGGGCAACCTATCAACAGCCTAGGCCGCGCTGGGCTGGCGGGCATTCAGGGCTACGGCGGCGCACTTGATAGGCAAGATCAACTTGCACAGCAAGCAGATACCAAAGCGCTGCGGGATGTGCAACTCAATGCCTTGAAGCGCAAGATTGAACAGGAAGATCAGATGCGCAAAGCGGCGCAAGGTGCGTTCCGTTCGCCTGAGATGGCCAACGCCATGAGCCAAGGCCCAATGCCGGACGGCAGCAATATGCCCGAAGTGAAGCCTGGGTTTGACACCGAGAAGTACACCCAATCGCTGTACGGCATCGACCCATTGCAGGCGATGGACTTTGAGAGCAAGTTGAACAAAGACAAGCCACTGATTAATGTGGCCCAAGGCGGCACGCTGTACGACCCGAAAACAGGCCGAGCGGTGTTTACCTCGCCCAAGGAAGACGCGTTGCCGTCGTCAGTGAAGGAGTTCAATTATGGGCAGCAAAACCCGGCGTTCACTGACTGGCTGACCTCGCAAAAGAGGGCAGGGGCTACCAATATCAGCAACAAAACCGAAGTAAAAATGGGTGAAGGCGTTGCGGCTCAAGTCGGGCCGATGGTGAAAGACTCCAAGATTCAGGCTGGTGGCGCTGTCAAGATGTTTGATGCAGCTGACAGGATTGAAAAAGCGATTGCAAGCAACCAAGTGTCAACAGGTCCGTTTACAACCCAAGTCCAGACAGTCAAACAACTGGTTCAAAAAATTGGCGGCGGCAATGATGATGGCATTCGGCAAACCAGACAAGTCATCAAGTCGCTGGCGCAGATGGCGGTCGAAGCACGCAAACAACTGCAAGGACAAGGGCAAGTGACAGAAAGCGAGTCCGCAGCGGTTGCAAAGGCAGACGCAGGCGACATCAACGATCTGACCGTTGGCGAGTTGAAAGATTTGGCAACACTGACCAAGCGGGCGGCGCACTATACCGCCAAATCACATCAGGAATTGCTGACCGGGCTGGGTGAGTCGGAAACGACCAGCGGCTTATCGAAGTTTTACAACGTGCAGGGCATGGACACGCTTTTGAAGCATCAGCCATCACTGCCAAAGATCGGCGGCAGCGCCAACGTGGATTCATTGGTTGACAAGTACAGGAGCCGCTAATGGCATCAATCTCTGAATTACAAGATGCACTAATCAATGCAGATAAGGCTGGCGACACTGAGGCCGCAAAACAGCTTGCAGACGCCATTTATTCGGCACAAGGCATGCAAGGTGCCAAACCGCAATCCGTGCAGGCCGGCGGCGTTTTAAACGACGTTGGGCGGCAACTCGGCTTGACGGCGCGTTACGGTATGGAGGGTTTGGCGAACACGGCGCAAATTGCGACTGAGCCAGTTCGTTATGCAACGGACAGGCTGACAGGTAATGTCGGCAAATCCAAGCCATTGGGGGCCATTGCAACGGGCGTGGCCGATTGGATGGGCCTGCCCAAGCCACAGGGCGCAAATGAGCGCGTGATTGGTGACGCAACCCGTTTGCTTGCCGGATCTGGAGGAACTCTTGGCTTGGCCAATGCCGCAGCCAAAGTGCCCGGCATGATTGGAGCGGCTGGGGCGGCTATGTCACAAGCTCCGGTATCTCAACTGGCATCGGCCACTGGCTCAGGGCTTGCAGGCGGCGCGTCACGCGAGGCGGGCGGGAGCAACACGCAACAGGTCATGTCGGCAGTGCTGGGGGGCTTGGGTGGCTTTGGCGCAGCCAGTGCGGCTGGTTCGCTGGCAACCAAGGCAACGCAGCTAAAAAACAGCCTGATGACACCGCTGCAAATGGATGGCAAGATCAGCGGCATCTTGCAAAAGGCCGGGGTCGATTATTCCAAGGTTCCAGAGAAAATTCGGCAGACCATGCGTGCAGAGCTTGCCGACGCACTCAAGGCCAACAAGGAGTTGAACCCGACAGCCGTGGCGCGACTGCTTGATTTCAAGGCGAACAACCTGACACCGACACGCGGCATGGTGTCGCTTGACCCGGTGCAGATCACACGCGAGCAAAACCTGGCAAAGATGGCGGCAAACTCAAGCGATGATCAGTTGCATGGCTTGCCACGCATTCAGAACCGCAACAACGCCCAACTGATTACCAACATGAACGAGGCGGGCGCAAACAGCGGAAGCATGATGGGCGCTGGAAATCAGTCAATCGGCGCAATTCAGAGCAAGGATGCAGCGTTACAGGGCGGCGTAAATGCCGCATACGATGCCGCACGCGCAATGCCGGGTGGCAATGTTCCACTCGACAGGACGGCGGTTGTAAGTGGCATTTACGGCGCTTTGAGTAAGGAAAACAAGCTTGCATTCTTGCCAGAAAATATCAGCAACATGCTTGATACGATCAGCAAAGGCGTTATCAAAATTAACGGTCAAGAGCATCATGTTCCGTTTGATGCGAATGCCCTAGACAACCTGATGACGACCATTGCAACAGCGCAACGTGGAACGTCTGACGGAAACGTCAAGGCTGCTCTGTCTATCGCACGCAAAGCCATTGATTCGGCTGGTTTGTCTCCAGTTAAAAACACATTTGGCGGCAATCAGTTGGTGACTGCACGCGGTGCAGAGACACTGCGCGCGGCAGATGCGTCTGCTGGTGAATTTATGGGAGCGCTGAACACCGCACGAAAAACAGCGGCTCAACGGTTTGGATGGCAAGAAAGCGGCAGACCGATTGAGGCCGCGCTGAACGGCGCACAACCTGACAATTTCATCAAACAGTTTGTGATTGGCGGGACGCTCAAGGACGCTAAGGATTTGGCAGCAAATGCGCCAATCGAACCCGTCAAGAACGCTATCGTCAATTACCTCAAAAACAAAGCGCTTAACGGAGCATCTGACGAAGTTGGCAAGTTTAGCCAGAGTGCGTTCAATAAAGAATTGAAGGCGCTAGCAGAAAGCGGGAAGCTCGAATTGTTCTTTTCAAAACCAGAGATTGATCAACTCATGTCAATGGGCCGCGCAGCAAGTTATATGCAAGTGCAACCCGTAGGCTCTGCCGTTAACAACTCAAGCTCAGGCGCTTTGATGTTGGGCAAGGGGCTGGACTGGATCAACTCTGCGGCGAAGAAAATCCCCGGTGGCCAGACATTTGTCGCTGATCCACTAAGAAACATCGAGATCAGCCTGAATCAACGCCAAGCGCAAAACGTGCTACCCGGACTGCTTGAGGGGCATCCAAACCAATCATTGCTTGGTTCGTTTGTAACGCCATCCATTGCAATGGGCGGCTTACTTGCCCCGCAAATGGGAAATTAGCGCAATTATTGCCATTGCAATGATCCAGCCCAAAAGACTTGGGTTAATTGATTCCATTACTTCCCCTTTAAAGCTGCATTGTGCGGCTTTTTTTTCGCTTAATCAACCAGGTGACCTATGGCAGTACCCACGCTCATCACTGATCTATCCACAACGGCGGCATCCAACGCGCCGTCAGGGTCCGATTCACCCGCCACGCTTGACGACATTCAACGGGCGCACGCGGCGTTTATTGCGCAACTGTACGACGAAAAAGTTACCCTGACCGGCGACGAAAGCATTGCCGGCGCCAAAACCTTTGCCAGTGCGCCGGTCGTGCCCGGACTCAATGGCGGGCAGCTGGCCGGGCTGCGCAACAAGATCATTAACGGTGGCTTTGCCATTAATCAGCGGGCTTATGTGTCAGGCGCAGCGGTGGGCGCTGGCTTGTACGGACACGACCGCTGGAAGATGGCCGCAAGTGCCGACACCTACACCTATGCCACCACAGCCAACAAAACCACGGTGACGATTCCAGCGGGGAAAGTATTGCAGCAAGTGATCGAGGGCCTGAACCTGCACACGGGCACTTATTGCCTGAGCTGGGAAGGCACGGCACAGGGCAAGATTGGCGCGGGGGCGCTGGCGGCATCCGGCGTAACTGGGTCCATCACAGGTGGCACCGACACCACGATTGAATTCGGGCCGGGCACGGTGGCGAATATCCAGCTTGAATTGGGCACGACGGCCACAGCATTTGAACAGCGCACCTATGGGATTGAGTTGATGCTGTGCCAGCGGTATTTACCCGTTGTTGATGTTGGCTGTTTAACCGGGCTGGCTTATTCGGCTACCACTGGCATTGCGTCCTGCCAATTCCCTGTTCCAGCCCGCGCCGGATCAAGCGGCATGTATTCCGTTGGAACTTTTGAAACGCAATACGCTGGCGGCGCAATTGCAAGCGCAACGGTCGCATTCTCTGAATCTGCAATTAATAGCTGTGCGGTGGCTGTTACGTCATCCGGCATGTCTGTTGGTATGCCTTTTCGCCTTTTCAACGGAACAGCAGGCGCTGCAAAACTCGTCTTTACAGGGTGCGAACTATGATTGACTACAAATACACAGACTCGACAAACCGCGTTGTTTCAGATGGCAAGGGCTGGAGCGGCTTGGTCACATCGTTCGAAGTTCAGGCATGGATGGCGCAGGGGAAAACACCAAAGCCTGCCGACCCAATCGCCACCCCCATTCCGTCCAGCCTGACCATGCGACAAGCCCGCCTTGCCCTGCTGGGTGCCGGGCTGCTGGACGCCGTGCAAGCAGGTGTGTCAGTCATGCCACAAGCCGCACAAATCGAATGGGGCCATGCCACTACCGTCGAGCGTGCAAGCCCCTTGGTAGCCACTTTGGCGGCATCGCTGGGACTGAACTCGGAGGCATTGGATGCGCTGTTTTCCGCAGGGGCTGCACTGTGAACGCGCTATTAAGCCTGCTGACCACATTAGCTTTGTTGTGGGCGCTGTGGTACTTGTACTTGATCGTCATGGGCCTATACCGCGCCAAGATCATGGGCACGCTGACGCGCTCGGCCTTGGTGCTGGGTGCGCCCGCCCTGATTGTGGGCTGGTTGCTTGACTGGCTGGTGAATTGGCTGGTGGCTTCGTTCATCTTCCGCGAGTTGCCACGCACGCCGCTGGAATTGGTCACGCAGCGCTTGTCACGCTACATCAAGGGGCCACCCTGTTTGAACAGGCACTATGCGCAAATCATTTGCCTGCACTTGCTTGACCCATTCGACCACACCGGCGCTCACTGCAAATAAAGGGCTGATGCATGAACCCCACTTCAACACTCGAAAGCACGCTTGCCACGGCTGGCAGCAAAGTGACCTACACCGGGGCCGGAATGACCATCAGTGGATGGTTTCTTTCCAGCGAATTTGCCGTGCTGTGCGGCATCTTGCTCGGGCTTGGCGGTTTTGCCGTGAACTTCACTTTCCAGCTTAAGCGCGACCGGCGCGAACAGCGCGAACACAAAGCACGCATGGAGTCATTCAAATGAACGATCTTTCTGTAACGCTGTGGCTGATCTGGTTCGATATGTGGTGGCCGCTATGGAATTGATCTACAACTGGCGCGATGTGCTGGCTAAGGCATGGAGCTTTCGCTTGATCATCCTGGCCGCTGTGCTGTCCGGCTTTGAAGTGGCGTTACCAATCATGCGCGAAGCCATTGAACCGTTGGGCCTGGTCCCGCCTGGCGTGTTTGCAGGCTTGTCCTTTGTGGCTACGGCTGCCGCTGGCATTGCCCGGATCGTGGCGCAACCGAAGGCTGGCTTGTGATCCCCCGCAAAGCCATTGCCGGACTGAGCCTGAGCGCGGCTGCGCTGGTTGGCTTGTTGGTGCAGGAAGGCTACAGAGAAAAAGCCTACACCCCAGTCCCCGGAGATGTCGCAACGATTGGCTTTGGCACAACTGGCGGCGTGAAGCTAGGTGACACAACGACGCCGACGAAGGCGCTGGTGCGGTCATTGGCTGATGTGCAAAAGTTTGAAGGCGCTTTGAAGCAGTGTGTGACCGTGCCACTGCATCAACATGAATACGATGCCTTTAACTCGCTAGCCTACAACATCGGCTCTGGATCGTTCTGCCGGTCTACGCTGGTGCGCAAGCTGAATTCGTTCGATTACGCCGGGGCGTGCCAACAAATACTTGCATGGGACAAGTTTAAGGGCCAGCCTTTGCGCGGCCTGACATTGCGCCGTCAAAAGGAATACAGGGAGTGCATGGGATGAATATCGCCTTGATCACATCTGCCATTGCCGCGACTGCCGGATTTGCGCTGGCCTGGAATCTCCAAGCGCACCAAATCACCAAACTCACTTTGGAGCATACCAATGAACGCATCGCCATCCAACGCACCGCCCGGGCCACGATTGAGCGCACTACTACAGCGGTCATCCAAGCGCAGAACAATGCGGCGGCTCGCGTATCTGTGCTTCGGCGTGAGTCTGATGCTGCTCGCGTTTCTGTTGACGGGCTGCGCGACGACCTCGACGTTACAAGGCGAGCCGCTGCCACCACCATTGATGCCTGCAATCGCCACGCCAATACCGTCAGTAAGCTACTCATCGCAAGTGCAACAGTTAATCGAGAGTTGGCGCAAGCGTGTGACGGCCACGCCTCCGACGTCAGAACTTTAACCGAAGCCTGGCCAAAATAAGGATCACATGCTTACAGCCCTTCGCCAGTATGCCAAAACGGATCGCCAACTTGAGATTCTTGAGGCCATTATTTCAGCAGGTAGTCATCGCAAGGCCGCAAAGCTGCTTGGAATCCATCCGAGAAACATTGAAAAATCTATTGCACGGGTCAAAGCCATCGCATCGATGCAGGGGTGGAGCCCAGAACACGATCTGACGCACCCAGTAGCACCAGGACAGCGGTTAAGTGGCGCATCGACGTTGTACCGGCGCGGAGAGGCCGAACCCGTCTTGCAGTGGGTGAAGTCAAGCCGGGATGATGACGCGGCGCAACAGATTTTGATCGACTTTGCCAATTCCCTCGGAGAGTCGGTCAAGGGGTTGGCCCCAATCACGCCGAAACCAAAGGACAACAACGCAGATTTATTGTGCATTTACCCAATGGGAGATCCACACTTTGGCATGTACGCATGGGCCAAAGATGCCGGAAACGACTTTGACCTGACCATTGCCGAACGCTTGACCAAGGGCGCGATTGATCGACTTGTCAACAGTTCGCCGCCAGCGTCAACCGCCTTGCTGCTCAATCTTGGAGATATGTTTCATGCTGATAACCAGCAAAATACCTCCAAGTCAGGGCATCAGTTGGATGTTGATGGGCGGTGGGCCAAGGTGCAGCAGATCGGGCTGATGTGCATGATTTATTGCATTCAGCGACTTTTAGAGAAGCACAGAAAGGTTATGGTTCGCATCAACAAGGGAAACCACGATGGGCAAAGCAGTTACGCGCTTGCCATGATGTTGTCGTGTTATTTTCACAACGAAAAGCGGGTAGAAATTGACCTGTCACCGGCTGTCTGCTGGTATTACCAATTCGGGCAAGTGCTGATCGGGTCAACCCACGGAGACACCATCAAAGGCCCGGCAATGGTTGGACTGATGGCCGCTGACAAGCCTTCGGAGTGGGGAACCAGCAAGCACCGATATTGGTATGTCGGTCATGTTCACCACCAGGACAGCAAAGAATACCCCGGCGGGATCGTTGAATACTTCCGCACTCTGGCGGCTCGGGATGCCTGGCACGCTGGGCAAGGCTACAGGGCAGGGCGCGACATGCGGCTGATTGTGATGCACAAAGAACACGGCGAGGTCGAGCGCCACCGCGTTGATATTGGCATGTTGGAATGATTGATGCGCCAACGCCATGCGCCAACATGCGCCTATTTACTCACAATTGATAGCACACAATCTAGCAATGACAAGCCTTTAGAGACTTTGTTCATTGTGTGGGATTTGTTACTGAATCACGTCATGAAATGGCTTACCCATGCGGGTTGGCAGATGATTTTTCGCGCATAGATTTCAGGTTTACACGCTTATTTTCCCCAGCGTGGCCAAAACATGCGCCTACGATTAGCGCACCGCTTTCAACTTCTCGACCTTACTACGGTAATGATCAGCCGTTATCTTTTGACTGCTGTGCTGCAACAACTTTGACGCACTTTCCATGCTGTCAGCCAAGTTAGACGCCCGCTTTCTCATGTCGCGCAAGTAAAGCCCCTCAAGGTCTTGTTTTAACTCCGGGTGCGCGGCTATGGCTGCTTTTCTTGCCTTGGTCCATCGCTGCTCTGACAGCATAAATTCAGACACCTTCCGGCCTGTGTCTGAGGCTAACAGCATCACGCAATGTGACTTCATGGCCTCGCGTCTTTTAACCAAGCCTGACAGCACCGGGCTTTGCGATACATCAAATTCTGCCCATTTTCCCGTCTTGCTGGCCTTGAACCGAATCACGCCATTGACCGGCATTCGGATGGTGCGAACGTCGGTAATCCGCATGCCCGTGGCGGTTGCAATGTCCATCGCATCCCGCAAAATCCGATCAGCTTGTGCGTAAACCGCGTCAAACATTTCGTCGGTCACATCAATCAGGCGCTTGTTTTCCTTCGATTTCCAGTCCTTCGCTTTCATCCCGAGCGCAGGCCATGACATATCAGTCATTCCCCACAATTTAGCCTTGCCCCAAACCAACTGGAATACGGCCATTTCCCGATTGGCGCTGATCTTTGCTGATCGTGCATCCATGTACTGCAACAGGGTTTGCATGCGTACCTCATGCCAAGCCATTTGCCCGAACGCTGATTCAATGTTTTTCAGGTAGCACTTGTATTGCGCGTTGGTGTTTGTAACGGTGTAAGTTGGCAGCACATCGGCGCGCCACTTGTCAATTGCTTGCTGGATGCGCCCGAGCGTGAGTGGCACGCGGTTATGCAGGTTTTCCCACATCGCCACCGCTGTTTTGTAGTCGGTTCCCAAGCGCACATCAGGCACACCGTTTCCTCGGTTGTCGTAGGTGTAATACGAGTACGACTGGCCGTTTTTACCCCGATAGACCTTGGTTCTAAGACGCGGGTACTTCGACTTTTTCATTTGCTTCACCGCATCCAGATCCACATCCACAAAGCAAGCGCACAGCAAAAAATAATGGCTAATGTTAAATTGCTCATTTAATCCCCGCTAAGTTAAGCCCTGACGAGCTGATGATGTTACGCCCTTCAATCCAGCCCTGCACATGTACCCGGCTCACAATCAGCCGCGTGCCGTCGATTCGGTGAGGTATGCTGTGCTGTTTGAGCCATTCCGACTGCTTGCCGGGGCGGGCTAGGCCGGTGAGTTGGTGCAGTTCAAGCACGTTAAGATATTCGTTCATTTCTTATCCTCCAACACTTTCAACAGCACTTGCAAGCTCTCAGGCGCGACTTTCAGCACTTCCTCAAACATCGACACGCGCCCTGCTTCAAAAGTGTGTTTCAACTGGTTGCCTGTGTACAGCGCCTTTCCAGCGACTACAGCGTAAGGCTCGGGGAGCTTGCTCATTTCAGTGCCTCCTCCAGTTTTGCAATGGCACATTCGCACGCGCAAAGCAAATCAACATCAGTCGCGGCCTGTGACGCTTGCCGGAGCGCATCCAGCGCCAGCCGTGCAGCCTCGCGGAGCTTGCCATCTGACTGCATCACGATTGGCTGTGGCGGCTCAAACGCTTTTCCGCTTACGATCTGTTCAATAAGTTTGAAGTATGCTTCCTTGTAGGCTCTGGCTTCTTCCTTGTGCATTCGGACTCGCTCATCAAAGTCACGCTCCGAACGGCGCACACCTTCATCGTAGGCGCATTGCACCTGCTCACCATCAGCCTCCAGCATGTCAGCGGCCTCAAATGGTGAACGATCATATTTGCTCACGCAATCTTTATAGTCGCCATAGCCCTGAATCAGCCAGTTTGATCCGTTACGCAGCCGTGCAATCAACTCAGTGCGGGTCATAGTGATGCTCCTTTGATGCCGTGGGCGGCTTGCCATGCTTTCCACAGGTCTGCCGTCATTGGGTTAAGACAAATCCAATTCACCCCGTCATGGGCGTGAGCCGTGTCATAGCCTGCATCGTTCGCCCACTCGCGGAACTTCTTGAACTGCCAAGATATGCTATCTGTCAGTGGCTGCGCTGGTGCTGTTGGTGCAGCGGATAGCATGGCTTCAGCCCACTGGAAAATGAAGTTGTTTAACATGTCGTTTTTATCGGCGCTACGCAGTCTCCACGCCTCGCCTTCAGCCGACACGACACGGATTTCATACTCATCAATTCGTTCTGCTTTCCATCCGTCAGGTACTCGAAAATCTCGATGACCTGTTTGCTCAGCCTGCTCGATGGCTTGGCGCAGCTCAGTAATCTCATCTTGCATACATTCTTCTTTGGGCCACTGCCCATTTGAGAACTTCAATCGCTCTTGCCACGTCTTAATTTGGTTCATGGTTTGCTCCTTGTGTAGAGTGGCTCGTCACCATGAAATGCGTCGTCCCAGTCTCCATACACCCACTTCCATACAACGTGCCCTGTCAATTTTCGGCGGTAAGCATCAGGCTTCTGCGCATTGATCTTTTCCAGCTCATCCCGAAGCGTCTTGTTTTCTGCTGCGGTGTACACAAGTTTTATATCCAGCTTGTCAGACTTGTTCTGCGCGTCAGCAAGGGCGGCGGCAAGATACTCGGAACGATGCTTCAACACATCACGCTCCTGCACCAGTCGCTCGATTACCGCTTGCAGGGCTTCGTATTCATGCTTTGCAGAAACATACTGCGTGGAGTGATCTAGTTCACGAAGCCTTTTTACCAGCGCCATGATCTGTTCAGTGTTCATAATCTTCCCTTCGGCGGCTTTGGGCCGGGTTTAATTGCTGCGCTTGGAATTCCCCTGTACTGGTGGCGACCAACAACACGGAACTCTGCGCGGCCTTGCTTGCAAAAATCAAGCAGCGCGGTCGAGCATGTCGGCATGCTCATTGAAAGATCGGAATAGGGCACTTCGTTCAAGTACACCCATTCGCCAATTTGCATCAGCCATTCGTGGAGCTTTTCGCGCTTGGTCATTTCACTAGCCTCAAAATCAAAACGATTAATGCGGCGTCGATGGTCAAAAACACGGCGAGGGTTGTCCAAAATCTTCGTGATTCGCTCGGGGTCATGTAGCGGCAGCATTTGCAGGTCATGCCGTCGTCACAGCGCATGAAGTTGGTCATGATGCGGCTCCTGTGGCTTTGGCGATGGCTGCATTTGCCAAATCAAGAATTGATCCATCAACATTCAACCCAAGGTTGCCGTCTATGTTGTCCAGATGGCATGCCAGTGTAATTATTCTCAGCGCATTCAGCAGCTCCTGATTCACTTCATTCAGGCGGCGCAACTCGGCGGAGGCTTCTTTCGGTGTTGTCATATCCATTGCCAGTAGATCAAGCACATCAGCCAGCCGTAATGCCTTTGGTTGTTTCATGTTGCAATCCCCTCCGCAATCCATGCACCTAGCCACGACAGTGCAAGCATGGCTATTGCCATTCCAAGCAGCTTGTAACCCCAATGCGCGGGTTCTTGTTCGCATTCTTTGCGCAGTGTGCCGCGCTGTCCAAATGTGTTTTTCATAGTGATGCTCCAATCTCTGCTGCTGCACGGACAATGGCTCGACGCAAGATTTCTTCATCCGATCTTTTAGGGTTATTCCTCGTTTCTTCAAGACGCAAGTCAAATACTCTGCTTGTGTCAAACAGTTGTAACTTCACAGCCAGCCGCAGCGCGTCACCGTCATCTTTTATTGGGTTCCAGTTTTGTCGTGCGAGAATAAAATGTAGGTCGCTGCATGATTTTGCGTTCATATGCGGAACTACAGCGTACCCAGCAGCCTTAGCCGCAAGCTCAAGCAATTCACGATCTGATTTAGCATCCATATCCATAACTCCAATAATGTTTGACTGACTGCCGAACCGCTGGCACGCGGCGCATTTTGCAAATGATGTAGCCATCTTGCTCAAGCGTTTTGACGTATTGGCCAGCGCCTTGCAGCTTTGATTTGGTGATCAAGTCACCGACTGACACGCCGTCGTGTGTCTCGATGATCTTGAGTACTTTTTGTGCTGTCTTGCTTTGGCCAAAACTCAAGTAAGCACGCCGTGGGCAAGCGTTGTGGGTTATTCGCATGGGTATGTGCGGCACTTGAGGTGCTGGCGTGTAGCTGGGTTGCCAGATGGTTTTGATCATGATTAAAAAGGTGCAGAATCGTCCATGTCATCGAACCCGCCAGCCGGTGCGGTCACTGCCTGGCGCTGTGGCGCTTCTGCCTGCTTGTCTTTGCGCTTTACTGACACGCTCATGAACGTCTGGCCTGATGCCGA